AACATCCGACAATGAAGCCGGTGGAACTCTTCAAACTCGCGGTCAGTCACGCCACCAAACGTGGCGATACGGTCCTTGACCTCTTCTTGGGCTCCGGCACCACGATGGTCGCCGCCGAGCAGTTGGGCCGCGCCTGCTACGGCATGGAGATAATGCCTGCGTATGTCGCCGTCACGTTACAGCGCATGGCGGACATGGGACTGACACCGGAGCTTGTCGATGGCTGAGAAGAAGCCTCGGAAGCGGGCGGCGGCGAAGCGCAAGTCAAATGCCGGACGGAAGAAGATCAAGCTCGACCCCGAGCAGGCGCAGAAGCTCGCGGCCCTGCAATGCACCTTCGATGAGATCGCAGCCTTCTTCGATGTGTCGGTCGATACCGTCCGCGCCCGCAGTCGCGACGACCCCGAATTTTCCAAGGCACTAGAAAAAGGAAGGCAGAGCGGGAGAATCACCCTCCGCCGTGAGCAGTTCAGGTTAGCCAGTTCCGGGAACGTCACGATGCTGATCTTCCTGGGGAAGCAGAGGGAGTGGCTCGGACAGCGGGACCGTCAGGACATCGTTACTCATAACGAGGTCGAGCAATACTCCGCCGCCTTCATCGAGGCAGGGCGGAACCTCGTCGAGAACATCGCCGCCGCTGCCAAGGTTGATCCCGAGGAGGTCTTGAGAGTCTTCGAGGCGGAGATGAGGGCGATCAGTGGCAAACCAGAGAGGAGCGGTGACGGACTTCCAAACTGACTTCGGCGATCGGATCTTCTCCGGGGTATCGAGGGGTGTCCTCTCCGGGGTGGGTCGTCGTCAGACTCCGAGGTGGTCGATCCTCGCTCGACCCGAGCAGCGACCGCCGGAGGGAGAGTGGGCGGTCTGGGTGATGATGGGAGGTCGAGGGCTCGGGAAGACCTGGGGCGGCTCTGGCTACGTGGCGAACGAGATCAAGGCGGGGCGAGCGATGGACATCGCACTCATAGCGGATACGGCGGCGGACGTTCGGGATGTGATGATCGAGAACGAGTCGGGGCTCCTCGCGGCGTCGAGAGCCGAGGGGATGCGCGTCAAGTACCAACCGTCACGGCGGCAGGTCTCCTGGCCGGAGTACGGAGCGACAGCGACCGCCTTCTCCGCCGAGGACCCGGAGCAGACCCGAGGCTACGCTCATGACCTGGCATGGGCCGATGAGATCCGCTCCTGGAAGCGAGGAAAGGCAGCGTGGGACAACCTCATGCTGACGATGCGGCTCGGGCTCCGACCTCGTGTTCTCGCGACCTCGACGCCGTTACCCTTAAAGTGGATTCGAGAGTTGCTCGAAGATCCAGGGACCGCGATCACCCGGGGTTCGACGCTCGACAACCTTGAGAACCTCTCGCCGCTCTTTCGGGAGACGATCCTGAAACGATACGAAGGGACGCGCCTCTGGATGCAGGAGGTCGAGGGGCAGTTGATCGAGGACGTCGAGGGAGCCCTCTGGACGCGAGAGCTAATCACGCGGACCCGCATCAGACCGACCGAGGAGAAGCCGCTCCCGGACTTCGTCCGAGTTGCCATCGGTGTCGACCCTCCTGGCTCTGTGACGAACGAGTGCGGGATTGTTGCAGCGGGGCTCTCTGCTGATGGTCATCTGTACGCGACGCTTGACTACTCGATGAAGGGCTTGCCTCCTGAGTGGGCGGCGAAGGTTGCCTCCTGCTTTGCCGAGGCTCGGGCCGATCGGGTGATCGCTGAGACGAACTACGGCGGCGATATGGTCAAGGCGACGATCCAGGTCGTCTCGCCTACAATTCCAGTGAAGAAGGTCACGGCCACCCGAGGCAAGGCGATTCGAGCCGAGCCGGTCGCCGCTCTCTGGGAGCAGGGTCGCGGTCATATCGTCGGGGAGCTACCCGAGCTTGAAGACGAGATGTGTAATTGGACTCCGGGATCTTCGGACTCGCCGAACAGATTAGACGCTCTCGTCTGGGCGGCGACCTACCTCAACCCATCAAGGGGCGAGGTTCAATTCGCGAGGGCATGAGGAGGACGAGATGAAGATGATAATGCTCGCCGTACTAGCTGCTGTTCTAACGCTCGGATGCAGTCCGCCCGAGCCGTCTACCGGACGAGCAGAGATCGAGGTCGAGACGCCCGCTGACGCTGCTGTAGAGGCAGACGAAGCCGAGGGGGAGATTGGCGAGACGACGGACGAAGCCGAGGCTATCGAAGAAGCCGTCGAGCTAATCCTCGAAGACGTTGATGCCGAGGAGTCGGAGGAATGAACGACCTGGGGTTAGCGATACATCACTACCCCGGTCTTCCGGTATTTGTGAACAAGGAGCATGTCAGGCGAGTGCTGCGCGATGACTTCACACGGAGGGAGAGGTTTAGGTTGTGGGCCGAGCGGCTCGCCGACAGAGCGGGGCTGCACTGGCCTTGTCGCCGCGTCACGAGGACGCGAGAGGAGGAACTGGACCCGATATTTGCGCCGGGAATCGGGTTCTTCATGGGGCCGAGGGCGTATCGCGCCATCCAGGAGGAGGTCGACGAGTGACGATTACCACCCTTATGCCGACCGAGAAACAGAAGCGCAAGTGGAGCCAGGTCGGTCGCGGTCGGCTCCTGAGCGTACCGGAGAGGGCTGAAATCTCACTGTTGGCAGAGGCGGACGAGATGTACTCTCGCCCGATTTACAAGATCACCGTATTCCGCCGGGTTGCATTCACAAAGGCGAGTCGTCGAGATCAGTATCGGGCGCGGTCGGAGGTAGCGGCGAAAGCGGTGGTCGCTGACCTTTTCCGACCGCCGAGGGATTGAGCGATGAAGCTACTCGATTGGATTCGACGCGCCGTAGGTCTCACTAGTCGCCCTACCTGTCCATCCTGCGGGAATCGGAAACTAGACCCGGCTCCTCGATGGGGAGTTCGGATCGCCGACGACCAGGGCGACGCAACTGCCGAGGAGCGCGTTTGTGTCGCTTGCTTCGCTATGCTCGTGTTCGCTCTCGCGAGGAACGGGCTCGGGAGGGAGGCGCGATGAGACGACCTCGCCGTGAGACGATCTGGCTCACCGCCGCCTATCTCCTTCTCGTCGTTGGATGGGGCTCGATGCTTCGAGGGCTGGCGGATCTTACCGGGCGGTCGATCGCCGTTCATCTTCTCGGATGGGGTGTCGCCGCGATCGTCGGCGGGCTCGTGCTACTATTCCTCTTGGCATCCGAGGCTCGGGACTAACGAAGGCGGGAGCGTCGCCGAGAGGAGACGACGACTATGCCCGACCTGATTCGAGCCCTTGCCAGAGCGATTGCCCGCGATAGGGCTCCTTCGATAAAGCTAGAGAAACCACCACCCGAGCAAAAGCTGTTCGTTCCCGGCGGAGAGCTTCTCCCGATCGGGATGGACGGGAAGCCACTCGCTCCAGACTGGTCGATCGAGCAAGCGATCACGCTCGGGTATAAGCGAAGTGCGCTCGTCTATTCCGCGATCTCGTCCCTCGCGGCAGCGGGAGCTTCGGTCCCCTGGTCGGTCGAGACGAAGACGGGCGACGAATGGGTGCCTGCTCCCGATTCCGAGCTTGCCGCCCTCCTCGCGACTCCGCACGAGTACATCTCCAGCCAGGAGCTAATCGAGCGAATGATCCTCCTCCTCGGGATCTCGGGCAATACGTTCCTCCGGAAGTCGCTCGCCTCTGACCGGGTCGCCGAAGGGATGAAGCCCCGCGTCCTCGAACTCACGCCGCTCCCGACCGAGGGGATGAGGGTGATCCCTGATCGGGAGGAGTGGATCTCTGGCTATACCTACGAGGGCTCGGGGCAACCTAAGAATTACGAGCGAGACGAGATCCTTCATGTGATGTTTCCGGACCCGGAGAATCTCTATTGGGGGCTCTCTCCGCTCCAGGCTCTCGCCCGGGTCATCGACACCGAGAGCGAGAGCGTCGACTGGAACCTCTACTCGATGCAGAACCGTTCGGTCGACGATGGCGTCTTTACCTCGACGGGGGATCTCACCAAGGCAGAGTTCGATACGATCATTCAGGTCCTCAGAGATCAGATCCAGGGGGCGGCAAACGCTCATAACCCGCTAGTCGTCGGGCAGGGCTTCCAGTGGAATGCGATGTCGCGGACGCCGGTCGAGATGGACTTCGTCGAGGGGCGGAAGATGTATCGCGAGGACGTTCTCTCGGGCTTCCACGTTCCGCCGGTCATGGCCGGGTTCTTCGATCAGGCGACGCTCGCCAATGCCGAGGTTTCGAGGCGGCTCTTCTGGATGGACGCGGTCATCCCACAATTCCTCGATCGGATCAAAGCTGCCTTCACCTCGTCGCTTGTCCCTCACTTCGGGAAGCCGTCAGAGATGCGCGTGGTCTACGATCTCGCAACGGTCGATGCTCTCCGCGAGAACACGGTCGAGCAGTCGCGTATCTTCGCTGTTCTCGTCAAGTCAGGGGTTCCATATAACGAAGCGATCCCGATCTCGGGTCTCTCCCTCAATCCGATTGATGGGCCGGTTGGCGAGGAGCCCTACGGGACGACGAGGACCGAGCCCGAGGCGGAGATCCGGACGGACGGGAAGCAGGACAAGAGGGTCGGGGTCCGCCACGAGCGGAAGGCGTCCGAGGACGACCGGCTCGATCGCGCCTTCTCGACAGTTGCCCGTGCTGCCGGACTCGTCTCTGCCGCATTCTCAGAGGCGATCAAGGACCATCTTGCCAGGATCGACCGAGCCGGAATCGAGCGAGGGCTCCGGGCGATGAACCTCGATCAGATCCTTGCAGCGTTTCACTTCGACGAGCTTGAGGTTCGCTACCTCGCCTTCATTCCCGTTCTGGAAGAGATCGTCGAGGACGCTGGACTCCTCGCGATCGAGGACATCGAAGAGGACGTCGGCTCGACCGTCGAGTGGACCCCGGCTCTCGCCGCTGGCTGGCTCGCCGATCACGGACAGACGCTCTCTCAGGATCTCTCGAACTCTGCGGTAAAGGGCGTCCAGTCGGTCTATGAGATGTGGCAGGCTGGAGAGCTTGGCTCGGACGAGGCTCTCGCCGGAGAACTGTTCGCCTCGCTCTATGCTCTGAACTCGATCCAGGGGGGGCAGGTCGGGAAGTTCGCCCGCGATCTCGGAATCGCCGAAGACGCCCGCGATCCGCTACTCGGTCCGAGAATTGAGCGGATGATCCGAGGTCTAGTCAGGGGACGCGAGTCCCTGATCGGGAATCACCAGGCGACGATCGCTCACTTCCGAGGGGAAGCCGCTGTCTGGACTCACGCCTCCGAGTCGGGAGCGATCCCGAAGACCCGTCGCGTCTCGAAGACCTGGTTCGATTCAGGGATGGGGAACGTCTGCCCGATCTGTATCTCGCTGCATCGGCAGACCGTCCCGATGCAGTCGCCGTTCTATTCGCATGTGACCGACCAGCAATACTGGTATCCTGGAGACCCCCATCCAACGTGCAACTGCGGACTTCTGATGAGTACCTCGCCGATTTGACGAAGCTCGATCTTCCCCCCGAAGTGACGACGGTTGTCGCCGAGTTCCGTGCTGAACGGAGCGACGGTCAGCTTGTTCTGAACTTCCACCAGGGGCGGATCGCCTCGATGAAGATCACCCGTCACAAGAGGATTGACTTGACAGGACCCCAGGCTGTGCCTCAGAATCGAACCCGGTGACAGAAGCATAACGGGTCCTACCAAAGGACCCGAGGGCGACCGGACGATACGAGCCCCAGGAGAAATCCTGGGGTTCTTGTCGTAGAGGGCGACGAGGAGGACACCGAAATGGAACCTAACGCCGCAACGAAGGCGGTCGCGATCGCTGATCTTCCGGGCTCGTTCCGGACGCAACGATCCGACCTGGCACCGAACACCGAGTTCAAGGCTCTCTCGACCGTCGAGTTCAAAGTCGACCGGGCGAAGCGACGGGTCGAGGGGTGGGCTGCGCGATATGGCAATGTCGACCTCGGCTTCGATCGCATCCACGAAGGGGCAGGGGCGAAGACCATCAAGGATCGTCTTCCTCGCGGGCTCATCAAGTTCTTCTTCAACCACGAGTTCGGGATGGGGATGCCGGAGGCTCTGGAGGAACACTCCTCGGGGCTCCTGGCGGTAGGTCGTGTCACGGATCACCCGGACTTCGACAAGTTCCTCGCCCTGATCGAGGAGAAGGTCCTCGCCCATCAGTCGATCGGATACTCGACGGTAAAGGTCGGATTCTCGGAGGACGATAACGGGAGCCAGGTCCGCGAGATCCACGAATACAAGCTCTTCGAGTGGGGGCCGGTCTATTGGCCGATGAACGAACTCGCCGAGATCACGGCTGTGAAAGCGGCTCACGCGATGATCGGGATCGAGTCCCTCGGCGATTCGATTCGGGCTCTTCAGAAGGCACACGCAATCATTCGCAGCGGCTCCCTCGGGGACCGTCACGAGAGCAACCTAAAGGCTCTCCTCGACGAACTCTCCGGCGTTGCCGCCGACATGCAGGAGGCACTCGACACAGCGAAAGAGGAGCCGGGTTCGGAAGCGGACACCACTCCTGATGTCGAGCCGCCGGTCGAGAAGATGAACGAAGTCGTCTCGGCTCTGCGCCACTTGGATCAGGCGATCATCCGCCTATTCCCTCAGACCTAACCTAGAAGGAGATACGAGCAGTGGAACCTGAGAAGAAGACCAACGAAGAGATAGTGGAGCAGATCCAAGGCATCGAAGGGACGCTCGAAGACGCTGTCTCGAAGATGACGAAGGAGATCGACGAGCGAGGCTCCGCGACGAAGGAGACTGCCGCCAAGGTCGATGAACTGACGAAGCAGATGGTCGGTCTCGCGGACGAGGCGAAGGCGGATCTCGACGAGCGGGAGAAGGCCATCAAGGAGCGGCTCGACGAGATGGAGAAGAAGTATCAGCGCGACATCGTCGAGAACGTGATGGAGCAGCACAAGAGTCCGGGTGAAACCTTCGCGACCTCGGAAGAGGTCAAGCGGATGATCGACCGGAACGAGTTGAACTGCGCTCCGGTACGGATGAAGACCCTCTTTCCGGGCGTCGAGTTCCTCGGGACGAAGGCCGACCTCCTCTCCAGCGCAGCGACGCGGCTCGTCGTTCCCACCCGAGGCGAGATGGTCGGGGGCTTGGAGCGGATGCTGCGGATTCGGGACCTGATCCCGACCCGCCCGATCGCCTCGAACGCGATCGAGTACGTTCGGGAGATCGGCTTCCATGACTCCGACACGACCGCCGTTACCTCGATTGCGACCTCTTCGGGAGTCGCGACCCTGGTCGCAACGGCTCACGGCTACACCGTCGGTCAGCGGATCATCGTCCGAGGCTGTACCGAACTGACGAGTCTCAATGGTCTCCAGTACGTTGTGACCACGGCAGACGCGAATACGCTCACCTTCGCGACGAGCGAGGGAGACGACACCGACGTCGCCGGGACGATCACGGTCATCGCCGCCGATCAGCAAGGCGCAGCGGCAGAGGTCGCTGAGGCTGGAACGAAGCCCGAGGCGGCTCTGGAACTGTCATTGGAGACCGAAGCGGTGCAGACGATCGCTCACTGGATTCCGGCATCGCGCCAGGTCCTCGCCGACGCAACTCAGTTGGAGGCGTATGTGAACGACCGTCTTCGTTACGGTGTGCTGTATAAGGAGGAGTCGCAACTCCTCTACGGCACCGGAGCGAGCCCGCAGATCCAGGGCATTCTGACCGAGGTCGGTTGCCAGAATTACAACTGGAGCGATGGAGTCGTCTCTCCTGTCGATACGAAGATCGACGCCATCCGGAGAGCGATGGGGCAGGCTCAGGTCAACGAGCACTTCCCGACCGGACTCGTCGTGAACTCGGTCGACTGGACCGACATCCAACTCGCGAAGGGATCGGATGGACACTACATCTGGGCGTCCGTTGGCTCCGGAACCGAGCAACGGTTCTTCCTGCTGCCGATCGCCGTCTCGAACGCGATCACCTCGGGGACCGCTCTTGTCGGTGCTTTCCAGACCGCGACGACCCTCTGGGATCGCGAGCAGGTCACCGTCAGAGTCAGCGAGTCGCACTCGACGTTCTTCGTCGAGAACATGGTGGCGATCTTGGCCGAAGAGCGAGTTGCTCAGACCGTCTATCGCCCCGACGCCTTCGTGAAGGTGACGTTCGACGCCGCTCCGAGCTAGGAATCGGATTGGCTCTGGTAATCCATGACCGGACAGGGGGCAGGTCCAAGAGCCTGTCCCCGTCCATTACCCCGAGGGACCTTGCCGGTCCTTCGGATGAAGCTCGGCGAGGAGTCGAGCCGCCGAAGGAGGAACCGATGAAGGTAAGGATGGTCGCTCTGATGGACTTCAACGGCGACGCGACGGAGGGACTCCACCTCAAGGGGCAGGAGTTCCTGACGACCGAGGGACGGGCGATGAAGTATGGAAGCCACCTCCCGAAGCTCGCTGCTCGTGTCGCGATCATCGAGGAGGAGTTCGTGAAGGTCACGGACAAGACTCCGCATCTCCCGAAGGAGACGAAGGTCGTCGCTCCGAAGGCGAAGAAGAGGGCTCCAGCGAAGAAGAAAGCTTCAGCGAAGAGGAAGGCTCCAGCAAGGAAGACCGCTCGTAAGAGGTAGATAGCTATGGTCCCGATCGAAGACTTGAAGGCGTGGATCGGGCTCGCCAGTACAGACGAGTATGACGAGCTTCTGGAAAGGCTCGACGCTCAGGCGGTCTCGTATCTCGAAGGGCGGAGCGGGCGGAAGATCGGCGGCGTTGCCTCGATCGTCGAATACCACTCCGGAGGTAACGGTGGTCGAGTCGCGATGATTGCCCAGAGTCCGATCGCGACGCTCCAATCGGTCGAGTCGCGAACCTCTCTTGCTGGAGATTGGGAGACGGCGGACGTTGCCGACTTCGAGGTCATCGACCGTCGCGTCCTGTCAAGGCTTGGGACGCTCTCGATCGGCACGAGCAACTATCGGATCACCTATAGGGCGGGATACAAGGCGGGTACCGAACCGGGCTGGCTCGTTCGAGCCGTCACTGGGCTTGTCGAGCTTTGGTTCCGGAACCGAGTTCAAGCGACCGGCGGGATCTCTCCATCTCTCGAACAGGAGGCTCTCCCGATTCCTGAGCCGGTCGAGACGGCGATCCGCAACCTCCGAGGGATTCCGGGTCTTGCCTAACGTCCAACGATCGTTCCTCGACGTCCGCGTCCTCCAGAGCCCGCGAGAGAGTAAGCGGTTCCAGGATATGAAGAAGAGGATGAGGCAACCGTTCGCTGGCGGCGGCGGGACGCTCGTCGCTCGGGCGATGCGGTTCGGTGACGACTCGATCGAGGAGCAGTTCAGAACTACTACCTACATGACCCGGCGGGGAGCCCGCGTCCCCTGGAAGCCGACAAAGCCATTCGGGAATCGAAAGGCTCCAAAGCGGACTCTCTATCGAAGGGGCAACCTTCAAAGGGCGTGGCTTGGGCAGGACCCCGGCTCGATCACTCGATGGTCT